AGTTAAGAAACACATTTTTCATAAAAAGTTTACATTTCCCCAAATTCAAAACACGAATTTATGCAACATGCACAAAAATAATATGGTGTAACGAGGCAAAACACACACATTCTGCACAAACCATGAACACATAATGAACGACACCCACACTAAACCATTACCGACAAATCATGAACACTTTTTAAATTCGTTCGACAAACACTTGACAAAATCAAATATGACATAATAATTAACGGAATCAGTTTACAAACGATTTACACAAACAAAACACCACCGACACATCGACCGGCTATAATATAATCACAGTAAAGGAAAGGGAATATGGGTGTGTAATATGGATAGAACATTATACGCAATGATACTAATAATGTTGGCGCTGTCAACAATATGTTATTTGGTTGGTTATAGTGTGGGGTTAGGATTGATATGATTAGTTTAGACAAATATGCAAAGAAATACGGTGACATACCATACCCAGAAAACATAAGTGAGAAACAGGCGAAAAAGTATGTTGAAACATATGTTAAGTTGGGACGTTCACGAGGGCACGCCAAAGGTGAAGTATTAAAAAAATATAGAAAGACCATATCAAGACTTAGAAAATCTGGTTATGTCGTCCCTGAGAACATCAAGTTACCTGCAAAATACGACACATCATACATATACGCGCAATCCTTTAAACCCAACCCACAAACAGGCGATGTTTATCCGGGTTTATATGCACGTGGCAAGTCGTTCGGGGTTAAAACAAAGCCGTCACCACCGACACCGCCTAACATTTATGAGTTGATTTATTTTAACACAATTTCATATATAAGAGATTTTGAGTCAACATCCAATCGCAAGGCAGAGGGCGCTCCCACCTTGCTTGACTTTTTTGAGGGCATTGCAGAAGTATATGGAAATGAAATTGCGGGGAGGTTGATAGATGAGGCAGAAAAAGCGGGCGAGACAATAACAGCAGATGAATTATACAACGAAACAGACGCGCAATCATACACGCGAAGTGTAGAAAGATTTGTAAGAAAGGTTTTAGAGTTATTACCACAAACCGATTGATAGGGGTGATACTATGACATTTGTTGGAGATTTTGAAACCACTGTGTATGACGGACAAGAATACACTGAAGTATGGGCCAGCGGTGTTTGCAATATTTCAGATTTATCTTGTGTTATTCATAACAGCATTGATAAGACGTTTTCATATCTTGAAAACATTGGTGAGGACGTTGTCATATATTACCACAATTTACGATTTGATGGTGAGTTTTATGTTTCATATTTATTGAATAAATTGAAATATAAATATTACGAGGGTCCTCGAAAAAAGAAAAAGACTTTTAAATGTGTGATATCGGACGCGGGATTGTGGTTTAATATCACAATAACCACACCCAAAAATATAATATCAATTCGAGATTCACTCAAGCTGATACCGTTATCAATTGAGACTATGGGCGTGGCCTTTAATACAGACCACCGAAAAAGCACGATTGAATATAAAGGATTTAGAAAGGCAGGTGGTGTGATTACAGAACGTGAGGAACACTATTTGAAAAATGACTTGTTAGTGTTGGCTGAAAGTCTTAGACATATGTTTGATGTGACAACAAAGACAACAATATCATCGGCGGCGCTAAGTGAATTTAAAAAGACATTTTATGGTAGAGATTACCGCGAGTGGTTCCCTAACTTAGAAGCCATTGAAACACCAGAATACTTTGATGAAAAAAACGCCGATGAATTTATACGAAAAAGTTACAAAGGGGGGTGGTGCTATGTAAACCCAAAAATACAGGGTCGAGAGGTGGGGAAAGGAAAAACATTTGATGTCAACAGCTTATACCCGAGCGTGCTCCACGGCAGTTCAGGGTGTGTTTATCCTGTAGGGAAGCCTTTTTTTTTCAAGGGCGACATCCCAGCTAAAGTGAAGAATTCTTCAATGTATTATTTTATAAGGATAAAAGTTAAATTTAAACTTAAAGATGGTTATTTACCCACGGTGGCGAGTGGTGGGAGTATGCGGTATGGCGGTGTTAAATGGTTGACATCAAGCGATTATCGCTATAAAGGCGGTGACATTGACACTGTGGAAGTTGACGGTGTGGAAGAGCCAGTTTATTTTGAATGTGTTATGACAATGACAGACTATGAATTGTTTCATAAGCATTATGATGTTATATATGAAAAAGTTTTGTATGGGTGCTATTTTTACGTTATGGGAGGAATTTTCGACGAGTATGTTGATAAATGGGTTGACGAAAAAATTAAATATAGTGGTGGGCGTAGAACAATTGCAAAGCTATTTTTAAACTCATTATACGGGAAGATGGCGGCAAACGGACGGCGTGACCACAAAATACCAAGGCTTGATGACGGTGTTGTGAAATATGATGTTGTTAAAGGGGAAGACAAGGAACCCGAATACATAGCGATAGGGTCCGCAGTAACCGCTTACGCCCGAAATTTTACAATCACCCACGCACAGGACAACTATGATTTGTTCTGTTATAGCGACACAGATTCGTGCCATTTGTTAGAGGGGGAATACAAAAACATAGAAGTTGATGATAAAAAACTTTTACACTGGAAAATTGAAGCGGATTGGGACAAGGCAATTTTTGTGAGACCCAAATGTTATATTGAGGTTGGGGATAAGATGGAAATAAAATGTGCGGGTCTAAATGAAAGGGGGAAAGAGTTAATGAAAATGTCTTTAACCGGTGACATACAAGAACCATTAAGCGACGAAGAGCGCGAATTTGTAAATGTTAAACGAAATCTAACAGATTTTAAGGTGGGACTGGAAATACCGGGGAAATTAGCTCCCAAACGAATAAGGGGCGGTGTGATATTATCAGAAACAACATATAAAATAAGGGCGGTATAACCGCCCTTTATAATAGCACCGCGCACGTTTGCTAAACGAGAATTTATTGGAACCATTTAAGGTTTAGCACCCAACAAAATACACGGTGATATTAACGAATTGATAATGCACTTAAAATTTTTTCTTTTACGCCAATGTTTGAAAACCTTATTAAACCACGATGAAAAAAATCCCTCATCATCTTATGTTTGGTAGAACAATTTAGATATGAATTTGTATAATCTAACACGTCATTACAATTTTTGTCATATTTTTGTGATATATAAATGACATTGATGTCATAATAAAAGAAAACCCCGAACGTTTCACCCTTATAAGTTATTGTTAGCAAGTAAGAATTTTTTCCAGACGGCTTATCAATCAGCGCCACTGAATTGTTGAGATATACGCCCTCTGATTCATATTTACTGTATTCATCGTCAAAGGCAGAGTTAAAGGTAGAATTTTTCAGAGAATTTGCCGCCCCGGAATTAAAATTAAATTCGCACACCCAACCATTACCACGAAGAAATTTTGTGTTAGGCCTTATTCTTTCTGTGATGTGTAGGGCAGAATAATAGGGGTTTAATAGATTCAAAGTGTTGCCAATTAGAACAAGCTTTACATATCTTGACGGCTCGCCCGCCCTTCTTGCAATTGATGTGTGAATGCTTCTCACCTTTTCCACTTCGCCGGGTAGGTAGTTGTCATATTCTTCTTGAAATTCATCGAATAATATCGTTGTCACGTTTTTAAAGACATGGGAACGATTTTTTAATTTTGTTGCTTGATTGATTGAAAGGGCGAATCCACATGTTTCACCATTCAACAGCAGTGAATAATACAACCCCTTGGCGTATGGTTTTGACGTTATTTCATCATATGGAAAATACAAGTCGTGGATGTCATTCCAAAACGCAATATGCGCGTCGGATAATTCATAACCCGTCCTATAAAGCACAACAAACTGAGAGCCGTCACGCTTAAAATTATCAATCACATGCTTATTGAAAAACGTTGTTTTTCCCGCGCTTCTGTTTGATGTGACAATAAATATTTCCGGGGTGTTTTTATTTAGGTCTTTTGTATTTAATAACTTATTCCCATTATAAAATTCCATACTTTATTATAACACAAAAATAAATATATGTCAAGGGTTGACAAGAAAAAGTTTTGTGATATAATATAAGAAAGGAGAGTTTTGATGGAAAACATTATCACTTTAATAAACACAGCAGGCTTTCCCGTCGCTATGTGCTGTGTGTTGCTATATTATGTGAATAAGCTGATAGATGCTCACCGAAAAGAGGTTGACGAGCTTACAGAAGCAATCAATAATAACACAAATGTTATAAATATTTTATTAGAAAGGATAAACAATGAAGACAAGTAAAGAAGACATTTTGTCCAGACTTTCTGCGATTTTTGACGAGGGAGAGTTGACCGAAGAAAAGGTTAAAATTGTGGAAGACATTTCAGACACTTTCGACGAATTATCGCGCGCAAGCGGTGACGTTGAAGAGGTTGAAAAGAAGTGGAGAAAAAGGTATATTGAAAGATTTGGAAGCCCTAATGTTGATGATGAGGGCGAAAAAATTGAGGAAACTGAAACAATTAAAATTGATGATTTATTTGAAGAAAGAGGTGGCAAATAATGGCAAATGTTCCACAGCCTGTGACACTCACTAATTCCAGTGTCAATATTTTAAATGCAATTAGAAACTCAGCAACCATAGATTATAGAAACTATGTACCATACGCGACAGAGGACGGCGATTCAATTCGTGGTATTGGCGCTATTATTATGGACTACCCCGCGTTGCAAAACGAGTTTTTAAACGCGCTCATTGGAAGAATTGGCCTTGTTATTGTCACTTCTAAATCATATCAAAATCCGTGGTCTGTATTTAAAAAGGGCGTTATGGAGTTCGGCGAGACCGTCGAGGAATTATTTGTAAATATTGCCAACGTCCAGAATTACAACCCCGAAGATTCAGAAACAACAATTTTTTCGCGCAACATTCCGGATGTGAAAAGCGCGTTTCATGTTGTAAACTATAAGAAGGTTTACCCTGTAACAATTCAAAATGACCAGTTGCGAGCTGCATTTTTATCATGGGATGGTATATCTGACTTAATAGCAAAAATCACCGATTCATTATACACATCAATGAATTATGATGAATACCAGACCATGAAATATCTAATTGCAAAAGCCATTATTAACGGTCAAATGGAAATTATCGGTGTTAGTGGGACGATTAGCGAAAACGTTGTTTCTTTTAAGTCAATTAGCAACGATTTGACCTTTTATTCCAACAAACACAATGTTGCTGGTGTTTATACTTCAACTCTTAAAGATGACCAATATCTCATTATCGACACCGCCACTGAAAGCCAGATGAACGTTGAAGTGCTGGCCACGGCGTTCAATATGGATAAGGCCGAATTTATGGGCCATGTTATTTTGGTTGATGGTTTTGGGAACTTGGACGCCGCACGTCTCAATGAATTGTTTTATGATGACCCGGCATATGAGGAAATAGGGTCAAGTGACTTGAAAAGCCTCAATTCAATACCGGCTGTTATTGTAGATAAAAATTGGTTTATGGTATATGACCAGATGATGCAATTCACTGAAAACTATAACGGCAAGGGGCTGTATTGGAATTATTTCCTGCACACGTGGAAAGTAATGAGCGTGTCTCCCTTTGCGAACGCGGCTGTATTTACCACCGGAACCCCCGCGGTTACCTCCGTGACCGTTTCACCGTCAACGGCGACTGTGGCTAAGGGCGGAAGCGTTCAGTTAACCGCCGTTGTTCAAACAACCGACTTTGCTCCTCAGTCCGTGACATGGTCATCTGCCAATGCGAAGGCTACCGTGGATCCACGTGGCTTTGTAACAATCGCGTCTGACTTTTCAGGGTCGAGTGTTGTCATCACCGCTACTTCAACCTTTGACTCGAGTAAAAAAGGAACAGCAACAATTACCGTACAATAATGTATATCGCACCTAATTCAATTATAAAAATATTGACGAATGTTCCTCTTTCAACTGGTTATGCAGACACGCTCTATTTTTCGAGTGTGTCTGCACAGACCAGTTATTTCAGCGCGAAAGTTAAACCAAATACAACGCTCGGTAGTTTAGGAACATTTTCATTCACCCTTGACGACCAAAACTATGTTCGCTCATTTAATAATTCGATTAAGGTTAATATTCCTGTCGATTTGTTAAACGACTGCAATTATGTAATGTTTCAGAATTCAGCGTATACTTCAAAATGGTTTTATGCGTTTATCACTAATCGAACCATGTTGAGCAACGCTACAACCGAATTGACGTTAGAATTGGACGAGATTCAGACATGGTTTTTTGATATGACCATTCAACCGGGGTTGGTGCTTAGAGAGCATAGCGTAAATGACACGTTGTATGAAAATTTAATGCCCGAACCGTTTAATATCACAGACTACACATATCGGTTACAGACTTCTGTGAGTTCTTTAATTAGTGGTATAGGGATGGTTGGGTCTAAAACATGGGACGGCGCGCAACCCGTTGGCACGACTATTGATGGTGTGTTTACAAATTGCTATTCTGGGCATTGGCTCACCTCACAACTATCCTATAGTGGAATCGCGGAAGCAATAAATGCGTATGTTGCGACGAACGGGGTTGAATCCATTGTTTCCATATACCCATATTATTCACCAAGTATATCATCGTACACACTTAATAATTTATCGTTAGATGGCTATGTCCCAAAAAACAACAAATTAAAAACTTATCCTTATTCTTTTGGCCGTGTAATTTCACTTGATGGAAATAGTCGTGATTTTAAATTTGAGGAAAGCGACGAGGAAAATCAGTTGATATTTACTTTACAGACAGTGTCATTCCCGGATGTTGCAATGAGACTTGTGTGCAAAAAATACAACGGCTTGGATGGTGCAAACAACCAAATAATTTATACTGCGTTTCCTGTGCCCGCCATCAACACCCCCGCGTACCTTAATTTCTGGGCGACCAACAAATTTTCATGGGGGTTTTCTTTGTTGAAAGATTCTATCACTATTGGCACGGGGGTGACAGCGATTGCCGCGGGGGATCCAACCGGGGTGGATTATTTATCGTCGGGGGCTCTCTCATTGGCCGAAAAGGCTGCTAATATAGGCGATTTAATGAACGCGCCGCCGAATGTTGCTTCATCCGGGGCTGGGTTGTCATTTGTCACTAAATATCTGGACCCAGTATTCAACATATACCAATGTACCCTGCGTTATGACGCGGCTAAAGCGGTTGACGATTATTTTACCCGTTTTGGCTATGCGACTAACACTATTAAACAACCAAACATATCAAGTCGCCCGGCGTTTAACTATGTTAAAACCTCAAACATTCATGTGTCGGGTTCGGCACCCGCCGACACAAGGCGCGTGTTTGAAGAAGCTCTTGACCGGGGTATGACGTTTTGGAAGTCTACGGCAAAATTCGGCGATTATTCACAAAATAACGGGGTATAATCATGAAAAATATATCACTGCCAAGAAGCGAGAGAAAACGATTCTATGATTCTATAGTAGACACGAACACAACATATAATTACTATGTAGAGCGATTGACTGATATAGCAGTTTCGCGGTTTAAATGGACTGGATTCCCGGATTCAATTGACACACGATTTTTAGAATTGACTTTGTTTGAAAAGGGGCAAGCTGTTGTCTTTGAAGATGATGTCATGGGTCTTCTTTCCCTGAATACCGCTATTTCTGGGTCATGGAATGTGTATAATGTGCCAATTAAGCGCAGAGCATATGCCACTAACGGATATAATAAAAACCTGACAATTGAAAACAGTGTAATAGTGTTTAATAACTATATTAGAACGCCGTCTGTACAGCACATTTTAAATTTTTCAAAAAAATTGGCCAACATAGACGTTACAATTCAAATAAATATCAACACCCAAAAGACCCCAATAGCACTTAAAGCGAATAAAAAACAGCAATTGAGTGTTTTAAACGCTTATAAAAATTATGACGGCAACGTCCCTGTCATATTCAAAGAAGATGAATTTAAAGACGATTCTATATCTTCAATGTCTTTGGGTGCGCCGTTTGTTTCCCCTGAATTGTATGAACTGAAAACGAAAATATGGAATGAGGCTCTCACGTTTTTAGGCGTTCCAAACATTAGTGAAACGAAAAAGGAGCGCATGATAACCGACGAGGTTCAACGCCAGATGGGCGGTGTGCTGGCCAGCAGAACATCCTTTATATCAATGCGAAAACAAGCATGTGAAAAAATAAATAAAATGTTTGGATTGAATGTTGACGTTGAATATAATTATGGGGGTGATGGTGATTGTCAAAATACACAACAGAACTACGATTCATAATTGGCTCGCTTGCTGGGTCTACAGACACGTCATTAACTCAGCTTAAAAAAGACATACCAAAAGCTTTACCACTGATATTTGACGGCGATTTGTCTCTTGACAGGCCTCTGTCCATAACCACCTTTGAAACACTGTTTTTAAACCACTTCGCATTTCATGAGATTGGTTTTGAAACATTTGCGCGGTGGAAATATGAGATAAATAATCATTTAAGAGAAATTATACCATATTATAATGACTTGTCTTCATCAACAACGAAAGAATTTTCTTTCTTCTTAACATCACCCGGCTATACCGACACAATAAATGATGTGACCGGCACTAAAACCACAACCGGGGGTACAACAACCAACAACCTATCCACAGAAACCGAAGCTTCAGAAGATTATACAAGTGCGTATTCTGACACGCCTAACGGCTCATTAACAAACGTTAAAAACTTGAACTATTTAAGCACGGCAACCGTGGACGATAGGACAAACACCCAAACCACCACAAATACGGGGACTGTTACAACTTCAAACACTGGTAACCAAACTGTGACAAAAAATTATGAGTTAGAACACATTGAAACGATTCGTGGTGAAGACAATTTAAAGGCAATTAAACTGTTTAGAGAGGAAATAAAAAATATATATTCACTCATGTTAGACGAATTCAATGAGTATTTTATAACTTTATGGGGGTAAATTATGCTACAAAAATTAAATCTAATTATGAATCAAACACTGCCTGCTACGTATGACGATTCGCTGAGCTATTACGAAGCACTATCAAAAATCTGTTATGAGGTCAATGAAATAATTGACAAGATTAACGCAGATGAGGCGTTAATCGCCGCAAATTCGGAAGCTATCGCTTCCATCAACTCTAAAATTGCTTCTATTAACAATTCGCTGGAAGCTGACGCGGAAAAGATCCAACTGCTAACAACACAAATTAACGGTGTATTGCAAACTATGCTACAGCTGTCAACAGAGGTTAATGACCTTGGCGACGAGGTGTCCTCGTTCAGTTCGTCAATTTCTTCACTTTCAAGGCGGGTGAATGATATTGAAAGTAGTTTTGAAACGGGTTTTGTGACACCCTATGTTACAATTACGTCAGAAATATTGCCCGGAAGCCCGTCAGACCGGGCGGCCACAAAGGCATATGTGGATAGCAAGATTTCGAGTCAATTCACGCCGATTGTGTTAACCGGAAATGGAGGCCCCGCCATTCTAACTCAAATTACTGTTAGATTTGATAAAACTGGGTTGATTATTTATGGTTCAATTTCACAAGACGAATTGCCCTCCGGTGGATATGAAGTGTTTACTTCAAGTGCACTGAAAACTTTGGCTAATGGGATATCGGCTTGGGTTGGGGATGCTTTAGCAAAGCGAACAATTCTTGTTCCCATATTTAAACAGGCAAGCAATTTAGATTCGCCAATATTTGATAGCGAAAGGTGGTTTTCACTTTCGTTTAATTCATCCGGGGTTCTTAGTGATTTTACCTATGTTAAAGGCTCTGGGGCTTCTACTACCGCGCCAAATTTCGTGGCACAGACTGTAATATAAAAGAAAGAGGGTTAACCCTCTTTCTTTTTGTTGTTTTGTGTGAATATGATGTTTTTGACTACGGCGCTAACATATCTTTTTTCGTCTTTCTCACTAATTGACAATTCACATTCATACACGCAATAGTCACCCTTTTTAAGGTATTTTTCTGCTATTTCACATAGTTTTGTTGTAAATATCGCAATATCAATGAAAGTAGTCTTATCTTGGGATTTTTTTATTGCTAATGAATTTGTTAACATCAATTGCCCGTCTGTGGTTTCTCTTTTTTCAAAATCTCTAACTAATCTTCCACCAAAAAAACATACGTTCATTATTCTAATACCTCATTCTTTAAATTATCAATCATTCGTTTGCATATTACAATTGCTCTTACGGTGTCATAATTCATAGACAAAACTTCGTCACCCTCTCCGACTATAACACCCTGTTTATACAATGTGTTTATAACTTCGGCCAATTTCCCGTAATTTTCGGGTGTGACATCCTTGGGTATTACATGTCGTTTTAACCAATACATCGTTTTGTCTAAATTGTTATTCAGTGCAAGCATTTCACTTAACACATAGGATAATGTCTCATCTAAGCTTGCTAACTTTGATATGGTGTCGTTTTGCCTTTCTTCAATTTCCTTGTATAAATCTTCTGCCATGTTTAAAAACCTTTCTAAACCTAAATCTAATGTCCTGTGTGGGCAATATTTGCCTGACCAATGTTGGTGTGTGTATGCGACTTCCTTAACCTCCTTTCTAAATATGAAATAAGACAACAACGCTAATAAACGGGCGGCGTTCTGTTCAGCCTTTTCAAACCTTTCACCTCCAGACTTAGAATAACAAATTTCTATTGCTATTGTCCGCATATTACCATCGCCTTGGCCGTCCCCCGCGTGCCATGCGGTTCTGTTTAATGGTAATATTTGAACAACTTCACAATCGTCAACCGCAAAGTGAAAGCTTCGTTCTTCACTTGGGTCGTTTTGCAAACATTTGGCCTCATTGATGGCCGGTGCGTCGTTTGCAGTGTTGTGTATTGTTACACCTATAGGCTCCATATAATATGGTGACTTGAATTCATACATTTCTTCGGGTATCATGTGTTTGATATACTTCATTCAATCACAACCATCCTTCCACAATTTGGGCAATAGCTACACTCAAACAAATGACTGGTGTAACAATCCGAATCTCTATCATATTCCCACCTATCACAGTCTCTAATAATCACCCCACATTCTGAACATTCAAAACCAAATAGCGATTCAGAGATATTGTGACATTTCCTTTCTTTTTCATATTGTTCGATAAATTTGACACATTCTTTTAAGGTCATAACACCATCACCTCTCAGTTTCTATAGCATCGTTGATGTATTCTGCCATGTCGTTTATTACCTCTTCTGAAAATTCATCAAAATCCAACAAGTTGATATTTCCTGTTTCCATTGCTTCATCAACTCTTGTTATATTACAAGCGTATACATTTGTATTATAAAAATATTCGACCAGTGCCTTTTTAATAGTTTCTTTAAATGTGGTGTTTTTTCTATGATAACCCCCGTCACAGCCTTTTCTCCGTTCCTCTCGTTCTAAGGCAGAAATGGCAAGTCGCTTTGATTCAAAGCAATCCTGTGGAACAGCAATACATTCATTTTCGGGGGCATAAAACCCCTTGCATGTTTTACACTCTCGTTCGATATATTCAATCGCTTCTCTGTTAGTCATAGTCTACCCCTTTCTTATCATTACACCCCGTGGCAATCTCTCGCTTACACCGTTCTATAATTTCATCGCCGTGACCTCTTGACAACATTTGCCCCCATTCGGATAAAAACCATTTTTCAAGCCTATGTCCGCCGCCACACTTTAATTCTATTTTATAATCATGTATGGCCTGTTCTAATATTGCCACCTGTAACAATATTAGACCCTCATCGTTGAAATGCGTTGTATTCATTGTAGTCCTTTATTTTCCAAAGGGTTGGCGTAGGTCTAATCCCACAGGAAAAGTCATGATTTGGTGATTTTAACGGACATCGAGAACATTCAACACTTTCTTCGCACACCATTTTTATTATCATTAGCGCGGTATAAATCTCATGCGGTGGTGTCTTGTTTTTCATCGTTATCCCTCCTATTTAAATATCAATACAATTGATTTCATCTTCAGACCTGTATTCGTCAATTGTAAAACCATAATCGCTATTTAGACTTTTGGCATAATTTAATACCTCACTATGACTATTAAAATACCCCGCTCTCATATCACCATTGTCATAGTTGATTACATAAAATTTTTTCATTATGCTTCCTCTCTTTCCTTTACTGTGATTATATTATAGCCGGTC